CGGGGCCGACGGGATCGGTGACAACTGCAGCGCAGTGAGCCTGGTGGATGCGCACGACCGCTTCATTGCGGTGTGCGTGTTCTCCTCCTACATCGGTACCAACATCGACATGCACCTGGCTGCCGAACCTGGCCGACACTGGCTCTCGCGCAGCTACTACAACGCGGTGATGCAGTTGCCTTTCGAGGTGCTGCAAGTATCACGGATCACGGGCCTCATCCGGGGCTCCAATCTACGTACCCAGCGCTTTGCAGAGCGCATGGGATTTCAGCACGAGGGCCGCATGCGCAAGGTATTTGCGGATGGGGACGACCTGGTACTGTATGGTTTTTTGCACGAAGAGTATGAACGACACCCCTGGAGAAAGTAATGAAGCTATCGGACAACCTCCGGTACCTCGCAGACTTCCCCAGCCACGCACCGATTGCACCTATTCTGCAGACGGCAGCGGATAAGCTGGACGACAGTCACCTATGGCGAGATGCCTGGATGAGATCAGAAAAAAGAGTTGAGGAGTTGACAAGTGAACTGGAGCGGTTAAGATTGAGGCTCCCAAACAGAAAGGAGAAAGAGTGTGAAGACTGAACCACTACTTCCGTACCCCTGGCCCTTCCCTCAGTGGGATGGTACCCGTTGGGTCATGCCTGCCGAGCTCATGCCCAAGGAGCTGCGCAAGAAGGCCAAGAAGGGGGTTGACCTCGAAGACTACGAGGAGGCCCCATTTTGAATCCCGACCTCTACAAGAAGCTGGCCGCCTCGGGCCGCTATGTCAACACCGGCAAGGTCCTCATCGGGCTGCAGTACCAACGGCCCCCGCGCCAGCTCGGTCGCGAGGAGGAACGCATGCAGTCGATCCTGATGGGCAAGCGCCCGCACGAGTATGGCTACAGCCCACAGGTGTACGTGTTGTACCTCATCGGCCTATCGATGCTGGTCGCGGCCATTGCTGAGATGTTCAAGTGAGAAAACGCAGTAAGTATCGGCCCAAGCCCGTGCTGGCCGATCCGCTTGGATTCGTACTGTCTGGTATGCAGCGCCTGCCCCAGTTGAAAGACCAGTTCCTGATGATCCAGATCAAGAACCGCGAAGCATTGGAGCAGGTGCGCACAGGTCGCGCCACGAAAGATGACGTTGACCGATTGATCGCCATGGCCAACATGTCGGAGTCCCTCGCCATTCATGGCAAGGGCAACGACTGGCTCAAGGAGATCAACGAGTCCCAGCACCACCTCCACGCCTTGGCGGAGCGAGGTGTCAGGCTGGGCATGCGGTTCGTGATGAAGGCTGCAGAGTGGGAAGCACTCAAGCTGATCACGGACCTTCACGAGGTGCAGTTGGAAAACAGCACCGTTTACGACATCGAGAAGGCCTACGACTACGTGGAGAAAACAATCCGCGAAGGCAAAGCCAAACTTATCCGCACGAAGGAGCAACCCAATGAGAGCCAAGAAAACAAAAGCTGATCGCATCCGCGAGTACCTGATCAAGAACCCGAACGCCGACGTGGCCAAGCTGGCCGAGCGATTCCAGACGGCCAAGCCGGTCATCTACAAGCTGCGCAAAGACCTGCAGGTCAAGCTGCCTGTGGAGTTGCCACCGGAAGCGCCGGCGGAGATGACCTGGACGGCCACGGCCAACGACCAGGGGGAGATCGTGGCGCTGCTCACGGAACGCGGCCACGAGTACGGCCCATTCAGGGACGGTGCTGCGCTGATGCAGGGCATGAAGCGCCTGATGGCAGACCACGCGCGTGCGCATGACAAAACCTTCAGCGACGACCAGTGGGAAGCCCTGGAGATGATCGTCCACAAGATGGGACGCATCGTCAACGGCAACCCCGACAAGGTCGATCACTGGAAGGACATCGCCGGCTACGCCATGCTGGTGGCGGACCGCCTGGAAGGAGTTGCACGGTGAAGTTCCGCAAAAAACCTGTTGTCATCGAGGCCACGCAGTGGTTCAAGATGGGAGACCACCCAGAAGTTCGCCCGGGCAAGCACATGGGCACACCCATGATCGACACGCTGGAGGGTGTGCATCTTGTCACCCCCGGCGACTGGATCATCACCGGTGTGAAGGGTGAGCACTATCCCTGCAAGCCCGACATCTTTGAAATGACCTATGAAAGGGTTGAATCATGAGCGACCTTCTTCCTTTCGCAGTCGTGGCCTGGTTCACTCATGTCATCACCTGCCTGAAGACCGCCTCCTGGGGCTTTCTGATTGCGGGCGCGGTGTTCTTCCCTGTCGGCTGCGTGCACGGCACGGGCATTTGGTTTGGGGTCTTCTGATGAAGTACCGCAATCTCCGAACGATCTTTGGAGATGGGGCGCGAGCTGACTACCTGCAGGACGTCCTGGAGAAGGCGCAAAAGGAAGCGCCCAAGGCCGTGGTAAAGAACTACGGCACACACATCCTTGCAGGTATGTCTCGCTACATTGGAGACGACGAGTCAATCACCAAGATCATCCTGGACGACCCCGTCCGGGTGAACCAGGACGGCAGCTCACGGCTCATGGTCATGTTCATGGGATCGAATTTCGATGGGCAACAGAAAACCTCCATCGCCCCCGAGCACGTGTCATTGCGCGTGGATGTCCCATTGCACTACGCCTACGACAGAGAGCTGTTGAAGGAATACTCTGTCTACCACATCCGGTTCAAGGTCAGCTCGGAGGACAAACGCTTCACGGAGAACTCGGTCAAGCCCTTGCAGCACGGCTACATCGGCATCACCAAGCGGGACATCATGACGCGGCTCAGGGAACACGGCTACAAGGCCGAGACCAACACCGGATCGCTGCTGCATTCCGTATGGCATCAACTGGTGAGCCAGGGCATCGCGATGCACCCGGTCATCCAGATCAGCGGATCGGCCGATTCCCTCGGAAAAATCTACGAGATGGAAGAAGATGCCGTGGCCAAGTACACCCTGGCACCGATGGGCCTGAACGCCATTCCAGGGGGCATGGCCGGCATCCGCATGATGCACCAGCTCCGCCTGCTCAACAGCACCCGCGTGGGCGTCAAGGAGCGCGACGAGGCCGTCGAGCGGCTGCAGCGCGGAGGGTTTGAGCACGGCTCGCCCTGCGCGCACTACCGCAAGGGCCACTATCGAAAACTTCCCAGCGAGCGCCTGACATGGGTCAGTCCGTGCTGGGTCAATCTCAAGGAGATGTCTGTGGAGGAAACCAATGTTCAAGATGCCTGAGAAGTTCCGAGTCAAGCTCTCCGGCTACCCAGAGGGCGACGCGGGAAACGGAGCCTTCGTGGTCAAGCTAAAACACAGCCAGGTGGTCTTCGTCCTGGCCAGTGATGGCGCGGGCTGGGAGCACGTGAGTGTCAGCCGCAAGGACCGCTGCCCGACCTGGGAAGAGATGTGCCAGGTCAAGGACCTCTTCTGGGACGACGAGGACGTGGTCATGCAGTTCCACGTGCCGTCCAAGGATCACGTCAACAACCACCCGTACTGCCTGCACCTATGGCGGCCTGTTGGCCAAAACGTGCTGCGGCCGGATCGCATCATGGTGGGGTTCAAATGACCGTCATCATCTGGGACCATAAGAACGGCCAGCTCGGCGCTGACAAGCAGGCGACACAGAGTGACCTGGTGCGCCGCGTGACCAAAATCCGCCGCATCAACGGCCACCTGTGCGCAGCGGCCGGGGACTGGGACCTGGCGCAGGAGATGTTCCACTGGTTCGAGCAAGGAGCCGAGCCTGGTAAAGAGCCCGCCTGCATGCGCAACAAAGACGACTGGGTGGCCTTCCTGGTCATCACGCCTGACAAGCGTGTGCTCAAGTACGAGAAGAGTCCGTACCCGATGGACTTCACCGAGGCCGCACGCAGTGACGGCTGGTACGTCTTTGGTTCCGGCAGAGACTTCGCCATTGGTGCGATGGCCTGCGGCGCGGACATCCACACCGCCCTGGAGATCGTCAGTCGGTACTGCGCTGGCTGCGGCATGGGAGCAGATATTTTGTCTTTGGTCGAATAAAATACTTGACAGGTACTTCGCGGTACCTGCTAAAATCAACTGCCAACTTAGAAAGGAGAAAGGCATGAACTTCAGTCTCAACATCCATCGGGTGACCGACATCATTGTCGGACCTGCCAAGGAAAACAACAGCGGTGCCGGTAGCCACGGTACCTACGCCACACGTACCATCGAGATCAAGACGCCGGAAGGCGACTTCGAGCTCACGTTGTTCTCTGAGCACGTGAGCGAGGATCACGACGGCGAGCTGCTGCAGGTGAAGTCATGAGCAAGCACACACCCGGGCCGTGGCGTTACGACAGCGGCAAGATTTGGACGCCCAGAGGTTGGTGGGTTGCTAGCGTGTACGAAGATATGGAGGAAGAAATAAAAGGAGCTAATGGTCTTTTGCTTGCCGCCGCGCCTGATCTTTTGAGTGCGCTAATGATGGCTGTGAGCGCCCTTGAGCGATCAGATTACATCCAAATGGATGGCGATAGCTTTGATGTTATCGAGGTTTCCCGCGCTGCCATCGCAAAAGCAATGGGAGAAGAGTCATGAGCATGAACACCCCGTTCCACCTGCGCCAGCGGGAGTTCAACGCATTCAATGCAGCGAACCCCGAGGTGTGGCAGCACTTCGAGCGCTTTACGATGGAGGCCATCAACGCCGGCCATCGCAAGATCAGCCATTGGCTCATCATCAACCGCATCCGCTGGGAGGTGATGATCACCACCACCGGCTCGGACTACAAGATCAGCAACGACCACATCGCGTTCTACGCGCGCTTGTTCGTGAAGGTGCATCCGCAGTACCGGTTCATCTTCAACCTCAAGCGCATGCGTGACGAGCCATGGCACGGGGATATGCCGCTATGACCAACGATGAAACACCAGTGTTCAGTGTCCACGGGCCACGGATCAGGGTTCGCAGACCACGGACCGTGGTCGCGGCCATGGTGATCTCGCAGGAGGCCTTCATCGAGATCGACAGTACCCACATGAGCCAGGACTTTTTGCTCAAGCTGATGTATCACATCGGCCAGGGCAACATCCGCGTCAAGGTATCGGAGGTGGTGCAATGACCGAGTTCGACACCACCTGCTGCGGCATCCCTTGCACGATCCGCGTGACCTACTGGGAGGCCTACGTCCCGGCCAAGGTAAGCGGCCCGCCTGAGTACTGCTACCCAGCGGAGGGTGGGACAGGGGACTGGAAAATCCTCGACCGCAGGGGCCGACCCGCGCCGTGGTTGGAGAAGAAGCTGCAGAGTGACCCTCGCGAGAGCGAGCGCCTGGAGCAAGAAGTTTTTGAACACATGGAGGACCGCACGAATGACTACTACGACTGAAACCCCTATTGTGATCACCGAGATCACGCCTGTGAGCGAGAGCAAAAAGCGCCCGCGCCGCACGTACAAGGATGTCGAAAGCGGAGCCTACCGCCGTGGCTGGCAGGAA